TTTTATTTGCAAGTTATAATCAATTTAAATGAGACTGCGACAAAACTTGTCGATTAGTTGAAAAAAAAGTAAACAATATTTTTGTTTTTAATTTAAACCTTTTATTTTTGGTCTAGTTATTCACTTAAACACTAACCCAATGAATTACGACGAGCAAAATTATTACGACCAAGAAGTACAATTTGAGTACGAAGGACGAACGTACTATTGGCAAGGCGACTACACAGTTACCAACTGGGGAGACGACGAAAGCGAATGCGCGCCAGCATATGGCGAGGTCGAGGTATCTATTGACCACACGGCAAGCATTTCCTACAACGACGAAATAACCGACGAAGTAATTGAGGTAAAGCCAAGGCCAAGTTTATTGGCAGAATTAGAAATTGAAATTGAACGAAACCTTTAAAACTAAACACCTATGAAAGAATTAGTAAAAATCCAGGCGGAATTGAAAGCGCCTAAGAATCAATTTAACTCTTTTGGAAAGTATAAATACCGATCTTGCGAGGATATCCTAGAGGCCGTTAAACCTTTGCTGCTAAAATACGAATGCACGCTAACACTACACGACGAAGTTAAAGAAGTCGGCGGCTTGGTATTTATCGAGGCAACGGCCAGCATTCAAAAAGATTTAGAGGGCCGCACGGTTACTGCTCAGGCTGGAATTGATATTAACCGCAAAGGAATGGACGTAGGGCAGTCATTTGGAGCGTCCTCTAGTTACGCTCGAAAATATGCGCTTTCAGGCCTACTACTTATAGAGGATAGCCACTTGGACCCAGACGCAAGTAACGACCACACGCCAAAGCAACCGGTTAAAGTTGCGCCTACAGAGGAGCAATTTGCTTACATTGTTCGCTATTTAAATGGAACGGACGCGCAACGCAAACAAGCGCTTGAGGCAATGGCCAAGTACAATTTTAACAGAGATCAAAAGGACACTTTAGACGGCTTAATATAATGGCAAATTTATACGAAATAACAAGGGACGCGCTCGAATTAGCGTCCCTATTGGAAACTGAGGAACTAACGCCAGAATTAGAGGCAGCGCTAGTAATTAATCAAGAGCAATTGCAAGCCAAGGCTGGAAATTATGCCAAGGTAATCGCCAACATCCAGAGCGATGCGGACGCAATCGATAACGAAATAAAGCGTTTAAAAGCAATGAAAGAAAGCAAAGAGCGAGCGATTGACAGATTAAAAAGCGCGGTTAAAAACGCAATGCTGGTTAGCAATATCGAAAAAATAGAGTCGCCTTTATTTAAACTAAGCATTCGCAAAAGCGAGGCGGTGGAAGTTGACATTGTGGAGGCTTTGCCAGGTGCTTTTATAAACGTTAAAAACGTCGTAACCGCTGACAAAGTAGCAATTAAAGAGGCTATTAAACGCGGCGAATACGTTACTGGCGCCAGACTAATCGAAAACTTTAACCTCCAAATAAAATGAAACAAACCGCAGTCGACTGGCTTTTTGAGCAACTATGGGAAAAGTCAAAAGATAAATTTGAGTGGAATAGTGTTTTAAAACAAGCCAAAGAATATGAAAAAAAACAAGTAAAACACGCTTTTGAGATTGGTTTTATTTGCAATTCTTTAGGATGGGATTTTATAAAAGTTTTTAACAAATATTTTAAACAAAACTACAAATGAAATACTTAGGCAAAGAAATACAAAGACCAAACGACCTTGCGCCAAAAGGCGTTAGGTCAACTTATCAAACTGAAAAACTAACTTTTAACGAAACATTTGAGCGTTTATGGCTGCTAAGAAATTTGAAAAAATAGGCGTTATGGTGCGCGACTTGTATCTTGACGGATACACTAAAACCAGTATTAGCCAAGCGCTAGGTTTAACAGTCAATCAAGTAGGCTATATACTTTACACTTTGCTAAAACTGCACGTTAAAGCGCCGCGAAAAATGAGCAGCACAAACCTTGTCGAGTCGATGCCTAAACACCTAGTTAACCGAGTAATTACTTTGGCATCGTGGGGATATAATAATAAAGAAATTGCCGAGGACACGCGCTTGCCTTATAACCGCGTTCACGTTCTGGTCAAAGAGGCAACTCATAAAGATTTAATAAAAAAATTAGTTTAAATATTTTGCTATTCTTATTTATTGTTTAGATTTGCTAAACATTTAACCAAAACACCTATGAAAAAAGCAATTAAGATTACCGGAAAAATCCTTTACACAATTCTAGCCTTTGCGCCAATATTTGCGCTTGGCTACTTACTAGGACTAAAACTACTTTAAACCTATGGAAACTTTTAAAATTAAAACTATGCAAGTCGTTAACTCAGAATTTGAGTTACCGCAGTACTTTAAAGTTGGGGACCTTAATTTTATTAAGGTACTAAATGACCAAATGCATTTGCACGTTAGCAAACAAGACTGGGCCGCTGATCTTTACCCAGATATCAAGTTAAAGCCAAATAAAGTTTTATATTGGTTTGAGGCCTACACTTGGGAGGAAATAACAGAGGACGAATTTTTAACCGCTTACTTTGAGACAAAATATTTAATCGAAAAAACCGCTATAATCTTATGAAACCAGAAAGTCAAAACGCACTAATTAAAGGCTGGCTATTAAACGGCTATTCTATTACGCCAATGGAGGCGCTTAATATGTTTGGTTGTTTCCGCTTATCCGCTCGCATTGCGTGCCTACGCGAGGAAGGTATGCCCGTGGTTACCGATATGGTAACTATTAACGACAAACGCGTTGCACGTTATTATTTACAAAAATGAGAAGCAAGTATATTTTAAAGGTCAGCGCTGGTGAGTACCGCGCAGACTCTTTGTTTAAGTTAATTGTGGAGGTGCTAAGGCATCGTTTTTATCACCTAAAAAAGGACGGCAAATGGATGGATTAACAAAAGAGCAAATCGTTCAAGAGTTGCAATTTAGGGCAACTCAGAAATATCTAATTTACTTGGCGCTCCAGGAGATTATGCTAGACAATTACGAAGACTGCACGTTTTTAAAGCATTACGACCACGACCTAACGGTTAAGCATAAAAACATTATAAACTCGTTACAACGCAACGCAACAAAGGCATTTAAGTTTTTGGAGGGTTACGACGAAGGCGAGGCAACTATTAAGCAGTTTCACGATTTCGTCAAGTTGTTTGAGCGCATTCACGAATCTATTGACTGGGGTGGCTCAGTATATACCGACTGCTTGGCAGCCGTTGAACAAATTATTAACGATTATGAGAAGGCCAATACTAACTGAAGACGAAAAGCAACTGATCTTTGAAATGTGGCAAGACAGAACGCCAACCAAGGTAATTGCTATTAAGTTAAACCGGACTTACGCTTGCATTTATTTTCAACTAAAGAAAAGGTATTTAGTTGGATAATTTTAAAAGCGTTATATTTGATAAATGAAACATCCAAGAGGTCGGAGCCTTGAATGTTTCATAGGTGAAAACCAACCAGGCCCATCGACTCCGACACGATAGGGCCTTTTTTTATTTCTTATGCAAGGCAAAAAATCATTTGTTCTATATACCGACCAAAGAGAGGTATTTGAGGAACTAACCGACGAAGACGCTGGAAAGTTGATTAAGCATATTTTTGCCTACGTCAACGACGAAAACCCAGAAACAAACGACAAACTTTTAAAGGTTGCTTTTTTACCAATTAAGACCCAGTTAAAAAGGGATTTGGTAGTTTGGGACGAAAAGAAACAACAACGCGCTGAGGCTGGACGTAAGGGAGGTCTAGCAAAGGCTAGCAATGCTAGCGAAGTCCTAGCAAAACCTAGCAATGCTAAGCAAAACCTAGCAAACGTGGCTGTTAATGTAAATGGTAATGTTAATGTAAATGATAATGTTAATGTAAATGGTAATGTAATAAATAAAGAAAGCGCTAACGCACTTTTTTCTTTGGATGATATCTTTAATGATTTTAATAAAGAAAAGCCTTTAAAGCGTCCGTACTTTGAGCGAATGAGCGCAGTACATTCAACAGATACAGAAACAATTAAAAGCCATTTTAAAAAATGGGCCATAATTAAAGAAGGCGAATCAATGACAATTGCAAAAGCAGAAAACTCCTTTAACCTTTATTTGTCAAATAATTTAAAAAGTAATTTTAAGGCTTCAGAGAAAAAAGAAACTTACAACGTATTTGAGGAAATCTGGCAAGACATTCAAAAAGAAAAAGAACAATTAAAAAACCAAAACAATGACGGAGACAATTATTAAACACCTAAGAAAAATGGAGTTCGTTTGCGGACTTAAGCAGTTTAAAGAATACAAAAAAGAGGAAGCGACCGAGTTAATTAACTGCCTAAATGATCTATTTAAAAAATTTGGCTGGATGACCGAGGAAAGAGTAGACTACATTTTACAGGCTGGAATGCGGGGCCAATACGGCGACTTTTACCACGTTAATGAAAAGACGGTTAACGGCTGGATTAACCAGTATTACCAGCATCACCAAAGCCAAATCGTTATGGAAATCCAAAACCTCCACAACAAAGACCGAGAACAATCCCCAGAGGAAATTGCGCACTGGAATGAAATCGGAAAGCAGACGTTTAAAGACAACTACCAGCACGCAAAAGAAACTGGGACTTGCAGACACTTAGCAGAGTGGGGAGTTTATTGGTTTAACCGATTCCAAGAAAAAGGCATTTTAAAACCTTGGTTGTTTAACGTTGAGGAAATCGAGCAAGACGTTCGCAAAGAATTGCGGTTAACTAGCAGATACGTTGAAGAGTCAACAGTTGGCGCCAAAACAAAAAATAAGATTTGGAAATTGTTTATTTTGGATTCGATTAAAGAGAATAAAAAACTCGACGAAATTATATGAGGCACGGCTCTCTTTTTTCTGGTATTGGCGGCTTTGACCTAGCCTCTGAGTGGATGGGTTGGGAAAACGTTTTCCATTGCGAATGGAACGAATTTGGACAGAAAGTATTAAAACATTATTGGCCTAAAGCAATTACATACAATGACATTACCAAAACAGACTTCACTATTCACAGAGGATCAATCGACATTATTACAGGAGGATTCCCTTGCCAACCCTACTCAATGGCTGGAAAACGACTCGGAAAAGAAGACGAGCGCCATCTTTGGCCAGAAATGCGTCGAGCAATTCGAGAAATTCGACCGACCTGGGTCGTGGGCGAAAACGTTTTCGGCCTTGTTAATTGGAATGGAGGGATGGTCTTCGAAGAGGTGCAGGCTGATTTGGAGGCTGAAGGGTACGAAGTACAAGCGTTTGTTCTTCCTGCTGCAAGCGTCAACGCGCCACACAAAAGGGAACGAATCTGGATTGTTGCTCACTCCAAATCTTGTACAGATAGCGGAAACTCCAGAGAAGTATCAAGAGAGGCAAAAGAAGAGGACAGAGAATGGACTGAATCAAGCACCTCATCCAAACAACAAATACAACTGCCTACTGAGCCAAGTACTTTATTCGGGAATGTTACCAACTCCAACTGCAGTACAGAGAGACCATCCAGAGAGAGTGGAGGAATTAAAGAAAACTGGAGCAGAAACAATTCACAGTCGGAAAAATGGAGAATTAAGGCCGAACTCGATAATAGATTATATGAATTTTCACAATATGCTTCCGACTCCGAACTCAAGGGATTACAAAGATGCTCAGAGTCCAGAGAAATACGAAGCGAGAAAGGAGAAATGCGCGGAAAAAGGAATAAACTTGCAACTCAGTTTACCTCAATATCTAACGAATCAAATTTTGCCCACTCCAACAACTCACGACTCAAAGCATTCTCAATTCAAAAGCCCGAGTTGGCAGAGGAGAATAGATCAACATCACCTAGCGGAAACAGTTCTAGATTCATTTGTGGAGGATTACGATGGGAAACCTTCCCAATTAGCGCCCCAATTTGTGATGGAAATGATGGGATTTCCGCCAGATTGGACGGCATTACCTTTTCTAAATGGCGAAACGAATCAATCAAAGCCGGAGGAAACGCAATCGTCCCTCAAGTAGTGCATCAAATATTTAAAGCAATCGAACAATACAACAACTTAAACAAATAAAAAAAATGGAAGCAATTTACGCTGGAACTGCAAAGATAGTTCCAACCAAATTTGGAGAAATGACTAAGGTGAGTTTTAACAGAACGGACCTAGAGAAAATGGTTAAATTCCTAAACGAAAACGATACTGAGTGGATTAACTTGGTGATTAAAGAGAAAAAGGAAAAGCAACCTGGCAAGCCAACGCATTACTTGCAAGTCGATGACTGGAAACCGACCGCGGTAAAGGAAAAAAACGAGTTTGTTTCAGCAGTTTTTAAAAAGCAAATGAATCAAGAATATGAAAAAGAGACTTTGCCTTTTTAAGCCAAGCCAAGAAAATCTATTTAGCATCGTTAACACGGTGCTAAGTGTTTTCGCTTTAATGCATTTTAAAATGCCGTTTGGCTTTTTGTTTATGGTCTTGGTTGCATTGTTTACAATTGCAATGGATCAAGTTTACAAAGCCTGTAAATGATTAGTTTTAAACTAAACGAAAAGCCTTTAAGCGTAAACCTAGCCTGGCAAGGGAAGCGCTTTAAATCGCCAGCATATAAGAGTTATCAGGAGGCAATGCTTTTATTAATGCCAAAGGCTAAGATTGACGCAGAGCAAATGCTTAGGATTGAGTTTTTTTTCGGCTTTAGCAACAAGGCAAGCGACCTCGATAACCCGGTAAAACTCCTTTTGGATATTGCGCAAAAAAAGTACGGCTTTAACGACAAAAACGTTTTTGAGTTGAACGTCCGCAAATGCATTGTAAAGAAAGGCGAGGAATTTATACAAATGGGAATTTACCCTTTATTACCTTTTTAAACAAATTATCTGTTTTTGATTGGATAATTATTTAAAAGTTATATTTGCAGAAACAACAACAAAATGAGTTTAGAAGAGGGTCGACTAATTAGACAAGCACGAAAGCGCAGCGGATTTACGCAAATAGATTTAGCGGATAAAATTGGGATTAGTTTCCAGCCTATTAACAGAATAGAGAATGGATTTGAAAGCGTTTCCCTACACAACTTGCGGCTTATTTGCGAGGCTATTGGATTAGAGGTAATAATTCAGAATAAGAATGCCTAAAGGATTGCCGAAAAGTAAATTAGATTATTCGCTGGAGATTCGTTACCGCTTACGGGATGGCAATTGGAGCGAGTGGAATAACAAAGGCAAAGGATGCTTTACTAGCATTGAAGTTGTGCAGCGTCAAATTAGACTGATTGCCGCGGCTTACCAAGGTCGAGAAAAAGAGGTAAGGTTTGAGCATAACGGTAAACTTTGCGACTTTGCTGGAAACGTTACAAATGCAGTAATAAAATTAATTTAGTGTTTTTTTGGGTTTATGTTTTGTAGTAAAGCCTTGTCCAATCGGGCAAGGTTTTTTTTATAACTTTGGAAAAATTAGAAATATGAAAATAAACGAATTAGGTTACTGGGAAACAACCGACGCAACCGGACACATTCACGACCGCAGTCTAGCCAATGCGCTTACCCAATATCTTTTGGACAATGGAATTAAAACAGTTGTCGATTTTGGTTGTGGAATGGGTGATTATGCCAAGGCGTTTAAGGCTGCTAATTTGGCCGTTGAGGCGTTCGATGGCAACCCGAATACGGAAACGCTATCGGAGGGAATTGGACGCGTCCTAGACCTCTCAAAACCTTTCTATTTAAAAAAGAAGTTTGACGCGGTCCTGTCTTTAGAAGTTGGCGAGCATATACCAGC